CAAAGTATTGATGTATAGCCCTGGTCAATAGCTACCTGTGTTGCAGCGACTTTAAACGCATAGTTATCTTCTGTATGTGGCTTGCACCCTAAAGAGCTTTCGCCAATAAAGCCTAAAAAATCTATCCCTTCCGAGTTGTCACGCAAGGAATCAGATAGCCGGGCTATGCCCTGAGCGTAGTTACCCCGCTTATTAGCGAATGATACAATGGCATTAGTATTTCTTGTGTTCGTAGTAGTCATAATGATATATTGGTTGTGTTATAATTGTTTCAGTTTTAAGTAATGGTAATAGTCGACGGCTATACTCAGCATCTTCGGCAAAGGAAATTTCAGGGAACCCTGCTTTTAAGGCTAATTCACGTTTTACTGGACTAATATGATTGGGAGTACGGTAATATTTTCCATTTTCTGTATACCAAGAACCAAATTCTTTTGAGATGTACCATTTCCTTTCGTTTGCTCCATCTGTTGTAATGATTCCATTAATGCCTATGCAATCTGCTCCACTTTTGCAGGCATCTAAGACTAAGGAAATGTAGCTATCGCTTATATGATCGTCATCATCAATGAACGTTATGTATTCTCCCCTTGCCTCTTTTAGAAGTTTATTGCGTTTTGTACCGATATTATAATCCATTGAGGGGTCATAAATACATTCAACCGTAGAGCGAATATTAAAAGCACCCTGTTTGTGCAAGCAAGACAATAACTCATTAAGTTGAACATCCCTGCTGGGCATCGTAGCTATAAGTACAGACAGTTTTACCTCCATATTATATTTGAATAAGGCATAACTGGATTGTCAATGCCAAAATTGGTTTCAAGCCGTTTGTTAAATAATCGCTCGCCTTGCTGCCAGGTAGCATCATTGCGTAAATTCAATGCATCTTTTGGCGTTTTTCCGGTTGTATAGTGTAAATGGTTAAAAGTAAGCGGCAACTTTATGTATTTGCCTGTCATAAGGGCTACAGCAGTTAATTCCTGATCGCAAAACATGTGTTTATAGTCTGGATGATAGATGTAACCGTATCGCTCATAATAAACCCTGTCCATAATTGGCATTGTAACCAAAGTTGGCTGTATTCCATCATCCACCTTTGCACAAAAGTCAGTTTTACCCTCCAATTCTTTTAAAAGCAAGGTGTCCCAACCCATAGGGCAATCTGTATCGTCACTGATGACAACCAATATGTCACCTATTGCTACTTTGGCAGCTTTGTTTATCGCCTCAATTGCTGATTTATTATCATAAGTGCAGCCTTTTTCGGTATATCCGAAGTTGTCAAACAATTTAAGGTAGTCAGGCAAGGCTTTATCATCATTATCAAGCGATAAGATGTACTCAAATACAAAACCTGCATTATCACGCCATTTGCAGGCGGTTGCAACCGCCTCTTTTGGTCTATGTCGGGACGGATGAATTACACTAATATTCATGACCATGAAATAACTATAACATCTTCACCCATCATCCCCGTTGCCTTGCTTAATACAAAGCCTTTTTTTAAAAGCTCTTTCATAATATCAAAAGGCATAACCATGTCAAAAAACCTGATAGTTCGTTGACCATTTTTTGATTGGTTATAAATACTTTGTAATAAGCTTTCCATTTTAGGAAAGCCGTTAAGTGTTAATTTCGCAGCATCTACAGCACTAAAGTTTTCAGGCATTTCATTTTTAATTTCCATAATTATTTAAACGGTTTAAATTCTTTACTATAAAACTTCTGTTGGTATAATTCATAATTGGTTGGAATATGAACCCGGTCGGTACTGTTAAAGCTGCTTTCGCAATCGGAAAGTTCAAACAGTCCTTTGGAATTGGGTATATCAATATATCGTGCAGGGGTTAAACCACAGTTAAAAATCCTGTCAGATAGGTTTACATGCTCATAGCCATATCCCTTAAATGATGTATCCCAGCCACCCACTTTGTCAATAGCTGCCTTTTTAAAGTATAACATACAGCCATTAGGGGTTTCAAGTTCATCATAACTAACCAATTCAACATCTCCTTTGCCTGATTTAAATGCCCTAACAGTTGTCCGTATAACATTTCTGTCATAATTCCAACATGCATGATTTAATGGTGATTCGGTATAAGGTTTCCACCAATCTTCAGTAATGGGGTATATGTCATCATCAACCATGAAAATATGATCGGCATAAGCGCACATAGACAGCACTTTGTTTTTATTGACGCTTACGGGTATTTTTTGTTTGTTATATACATAATATATATAAGCGTTTTTCGGCAGTAAATCCTGCCATTTCTTTAGGTTTTCCCAAAATATATGATGCCTGTCCGGAGTGGTCGTTATACCTATCGCTATGCTCATATCCCAGAACGATTAATATTTAATCCTCTTATCACATCTTCGCCTTTAATAATGACGCATTGAGATGACAGCCCATCCATTATAAACTTCCGTGATAAATTGGATTGAGAACGTCCTTGTTTCTTGGCCTCATCGGCTAATCTTTTACGAGTTCCATCTGGAACTACAATTGAAATTCTTTCGCTCATAATGGTGTAAAAGTAAGCATTCGTAATATCAAAAAAAACACAATAAATTTTTATCTTTTTAATTGATTTACTTTTATAAAAAATATGGATAAGCAAAAACAAAAAGATCAGGCAGATAAGCTAAAAGAATTGGCTAAAAAACCCGTGTCAAAAGAAATTGCTGCATCTATTAAACAAAAGCAATTCGGCCTTAATAATTCATTCACAAAATGATATTTAAATGCATTGAATTTCCTGAAAAAGAATTTGCTTCACAAGAGGAAATGTTTCTGGCATTAAAGGCTAATGAGGCAAAAATAATTGGGTTAAAAAAAGCTCAAACATATAAGTCTTGTGAAAAAGGACAAATCGCTTTTCTAAACCTGGACATTTCAAGAATTGAATCGCAAATTAAGGCTGATTTTGAAATAAAGGATGACCATATATACCCGGTTATCAGCACTACTCGATTTATGGATAGCCATAAGGACGTTCACTTCGACAATTGTTTCGCTAAAACAGTGCCAGAACAGCAGGGAAAAGTTCATTATGCTTTAGATCACAAATTGCAGTTTGATACGATTGCTGCTTGGCCTAAAGATGTTTCAATGTTTATATCTCCATTAGACTGGAGCATGGTGGGTAAAAACTATTTCGGTAAAACGGAGGCTTTAATATTTGCCATTAAAAAATCAAATGTTCGACCAGATGTTTTAGACGCTATTGAAAACAGGAAAGCTGATTTTGAAAATTCTATCCGAATGGGATATGACAAGATAAAACTTGGTATCAATTCGACCAATAAAGACCTTAAAGAAAACAAAGATTATTTCGATAGGCGAATAAATGAAATTGCCAATCGTGATCAGGCTGAAAAGGACGGATACTTTTGGGGGGTTGAAGAATTACGCATACATAAAGAGGGCAGTTTAGTTGTGGCTGGCGGCTCCAATAGTGCAACAGGAATAATTATAAACGACCCGTCGAAGGGCAGTCAATATAATAATGAACCGAACCCGCAGGATAGCAGTACGGTAAGTAAAATTAGTTTTTATCACACATTAATTTAAAAATCAAAAACATGGAATTTAAATATTTATCCCCTGCGGAGTTTGATGCCCTATCCGAGTACAAAAAAGAACAGTACCTGGATAACAAGGCTAAACATGAAGCGAAGTTAGCTGGAGAATCTGCTAAAACAGCAGCACAAAGTGTTGTTAATGAGGCCATAGATGCCGCTAAAACTGAATTAACCGGGCTGATTGATGAGGCTAAGGCAGAAACTGCTGCGGTATCTGTAAAACTTGGTGAAGCACAAAGCGAATTGGATGCTTATAAAGCTGAAAACAACCGTATTCGTATAGCCGCACAAGAAAATGAGAAAAAAGGCAAATTCTTTGATGAGGCCATTCTCGAAATGATGGAAACCGATAGCGTTAAAGCAGATCTCGCAGCAATGCGTGGTGACAAAAACGCTAAAGTAAAAGTTACCTTGAAGGATGTGGGTACAATGGGTATTTCATCTATTGCCAATATTAGCATGGCAAATGCTCAATTACAGCCTGGTATTAATCAATTGCCAAATCGTCGTATACACATGAGGTCAATTATGAACACCGGCCGCATGACAACTTCAGATTACCATTATCTGCGTGAAGTAGGTGGCGATGGCGATGTAGGCACCTGGACAGAAAATAGTGGCGCTAAACCACAAATCGACCTGACCTACATTGAAAAAGTTGCACCATCTGAGTATGTAGCAGGATGGCTAAACATTAGCCGTAAAGCACTTGATGACGTTACCGCACTGCGTTCTGCACTGTCTCAAAGGCTTTTGGAGAAATTCCTTATAGCTGAAGATGCGCAAATATTGAATGGCAACGGAATTGCACCCAACTTAGATGGGTTGTTGAAAAATGCACAAGCATATAATGGCACTCAAACATTTTTGGTGGATAAATTATTAGATGCTGCCGCTCAATTGGAAGAAAACGAGTATTACACAGACGGCTTTTTAGTTAAGCCACGTGATTGGGCATCTATTTTACGCACTAAAGGCAATACTGATGAGTATACATTGCCTGCTTTGGGTGTTGTCGTTATGCAAAATGGCATTCTGTATGTTGGTGGTGTCCCTGTTTACAAAATGAACGGCATGCCATCAAATAACCGTCAATTCCTTGCCGGTGACTGGATGTTAGGCGCTCAATTATTATTACGTGACGATCCAACTGTTGAATTTAGCTACGAAAACCAAGATAATTTTATCAAAAACGTTATCACAGTTCGTGTTGAAGGTCGTGATGCATTAGCAATCTATTACCCTGAAGCCTTTGTAAAAGGTTCAACAGGCGCAACCACTTAATATCAGTTGGTTTTCATATAGGTGTTTTGGTTTAAAGCCCGGCTCATAACCGGGCTTTTTTTAGTAATAGTTTAATTATATCATGGACGAACTTTCAGTTATTTCATTAGAGCAAGCAAAAAATCATTTGGTAGTACTGAATGATAACTTTTATGATGCTCAAATTACCGGAATAATTAAAACTGCTGTGGGCATGGTTGAGCAGTATACCGACTATAGACTGTATCAACGTGACGTTGATATCCCTTTGGTTGATTGCAGGCAGGATATAACGCTATACCCAATAACTATAAACGGAATTGATAACGATGGCTCTGATCAAGCATATAAGGCGATTCAAAGAACGCTTTCAATAGTTGTAACATGTCCTACCTGGTATAATTCAGTATTAAAAGCAACCGTAGGCTATGATGATCTAACTGAAATACCCCAGCCATTAATCGGGGCGTGTTACAAGATCATCACCTATTTATTTGAAAATAAAGACGCTTACGAAGCCACTATACCATATGATGTCCAATGCATGATTAACCAATTTAGAAGGAGTGCAACGATATAATGGCAAAGACCAGATACGAAAACAAGACCATGTATGATCCTGGGCGATTCAGGTATCCTGTAACTTTTTTACAAGAGATTGTAGATGAGTTGCCTGATGGTAGTATGGTAGTATCTTTTCATCCTGTTTTATCAACACGAGCAATCAGGGAGGCAGTAACAAAGCGCTTTTCAACGTTTGGCAATATTACTTTGGATGCCGGAGCCACAATGATGAATGACTATTGGTATTTCACGATAAGGTTTGTACGAAGTGGGTTTGTACCATTAAAGGATATGCTACTATCAACACCCGATGGGATCTATACAGTGAATGCCATGCCTGAATTGGATGAACCGCCTAAT